GTAGTGGAAAGTATTATTTCTGAGTATGACAATACTGCACCAGTAAAAGGTAAAGTGTTTGACTACTTAAGAACCCATAGGTTGAATGAGTTATTAAATCATGTAGAGGATTTTACACTATGACAATAGAAAAGAAAAAAGGAAGGGGTAGACCAAAAGGAGCTCCTAATAAACCAAAGTTAGAATTAATCACTGAAAGACAAACACTAACCAATGATGCAGACGTATACGAAATACTATGTCAAGCAGATATCGTTGGTGCAGACAGTGTTGACCTTGCAGCTCAAGGACTGAAAGTTTACAACGATAGGAATGGTGCAATCAAACCAATCCTACAGTGGGTATTCAATGACAGTATTACATCTAAGTTACCCGAAGGAACAACTCCTTATGGTGACAATGATGCACCAGCATCAGACCTTGCACAAACAAGTTTAAGATTTGAACACAAGTTGTTTAAGTATTATGTAACAGAACAAATTCCACCCTCTAAAAGAGAGAGTATGTGGATTGGTATGTTAGAAGGTATTCCAGTAATGGAAGCAAAACTAATAGATTTAGTTAAAGACGGAGTATGGCCATTCAAGAACATCACTAAAGATGTTGCAATGAAAGCCTTCCCCGAAGTAATCAAATAAATAAATATAAACAGTAGACAGAGACTATACATATTATAAAGGGAACTTAGTAATTAGTTCTAACAAGTTTTAAAATAGTTGAGTTCTACTCCATGGAGTTTAAAATGGCAGAAGAAGTGAAAAGTAATTTTTCAAGTGAGCAAACACCCCCAGTAAAATCAGAACTGGAATTGGTACAAGAACGTATAGCAAATTATACAGTACCACTCAAACCTAATACAGCAAACGTAGTCAACGCTATGTTGGTAATGCAATTAGAAAAAGGTATGGTGAAAGCATCAGACCTAGAAGCATTCATTACTGTAAGGGATGATATCACTACAGGTCTTGCAGATTATCAACAACAAGTTACTAATGCAAATGCAAGAATGCAACAGTTGGTAGAACAAGACCAACAAGTCAAGATGCAACAACTTGCTGAACAAGAACAAGCACGTCAACAGAAAGAAGCAGAAGAACGTCAAAGACGTAAGAAGGCAGAAGGTCGAGTTGCACAAATGGAAGCAGTTCTTTTGTCTCACGGAATTTCTATGGACTTGAATGGTGACGGAGTCATCGGTGTCAAAGAAGGAACACTTGGACAAGATGGGTTTGTACAACTCACTGCACAAGAACAACAACAAGTTGATAATATTGTAAAGGCACAAACACCTCTTGCAACACCCCAACAGAAACAACAACGTAAAGGAAACATGGGTCTTGCACGTGCAATGAACCCAGTAGACCCAGTAGAAGTAGATGTCCCAACCATTTCAGAACCTACCATTCCAGTAGATTCCCTTAAAGAGAAAATCTTACAAGGGCCTGAAGATGTTCCATTAACACATGAACCTAGTATTGCAGATTTAGAAACTGCACCTACAGTTGTCACTGAAGACATTACAGACATGGATGAGGATTCATGGGATGAACCAATCATCTCACAAGGTGACGACTTAGAATCATTCTTTGATGAAGTAGATAAAGTAGAGGAAGAATTTGAAGGAACTTATACTGAACCTACACCTCTATTCAATGTTGCAGAAGAAGATGTTGAAACACAACCAATTGCAACCAGTGGTAATATCAAAGCAGTAGTTAGTGAACCCGAGAATATTGAAGCACCAATCTCAACAGATGAAGACTTTGTTGCAAAGGTAGAAGAAACCAAACAGGCATTTGCAGAAGCAGAAGAAGAGGAACCTACTAAGGTCATACCAACGTATGATAGTGAAGAGGAATTACTTGCAGCTGCACAAGCAAAGATTGACCAACAGGTTCAAGATGAAATCGATGAAGAACAATTCAACGATTCATTCGAAGACGAAACTGAAGAGGTAACTATTCCCGATAGAGCAGATTTAGAATCAATGTCTAGAGAAGCAATCTTAGAACAAGCATCAATGTTTGAATTCAATATCCCAACATCCATAAGTAAAGGTCAGATGATTGATATGTTTGAAAGTGAAACAGAAGCATTTATTAAAAGACTAGAGGACAGTGGTGAGTTTGTAAGTTCAGAGGAAAACAAAGATGTCAAAGATGATGTACGGGATGGTGGATACTTCGGGTAAACCTTCCATTGTTAGAGAACTCAAACTAACAGAAGTAAGTTACAGATACGAAGAACGAATGAAGGACATTGAAGATGATGTCCTTCGTTTTGATTTCCCAAAAGAATTATCAGTAAAACTAGGAACGGAGTTCGATGTTTCTTCCGTCAACCTATATCTAAAAGATAACACCCTAGTGTTTAGTGTCTTAGAACAAGACATAGAACAACCCATAAAGTTACGACCTTATCTATTCAAAGAAGATGGAGACCCTAGGTCTTGCATGTTTGATGAACCTAATGATTCACAATTCTTTGTTATTCCAAAATACTTTGCAGAGGTCTTTGAAGTAGGTGACAACATCACTTACACTTACGTACATGAAACAGAAGACGTAGAACGTCATGTGACTTGTCATGTCACGTAACATCCCAATCACTGCAGTTGACCAACATGACTTCCTAGAACATCGTAGGAAACAAGAAGCTCTACACTGGGATAGACAGGACATGGAAGAACTAAACGAACTTAGTTCTATTCTTACAGTCGAAGTTAACACTACAGAGTTATGCAACAGGACATGTTCATTTTGTCCACGTGCAAATCCCGAAGTGTTTCCAAATAGAAATTTACATATGACACCCAAGGCTGCAAAGACCATTGGAGATGAATTACATAAGAATGGATTTAGAGGGAAGATATCTTTAAGTGGTTACGGAGAGAATCTACTTAACCCAAGGTTCAGAGAAATCGTTCATACCTTTAGGTCAGCAGTTCCTTATGCAACACTAGAGTGTAACACTAACGGAGATAAACTCACTAGAGAATATGCAGAAGAGTTATTTGAGTTCAGTGGATTAGATTTACTCTACATCAATCTCTATGACGGAGTCGAACAGATTGAACACTTCGATGAGATAATGAAAACTATTCACGAAAGTAAATACAAATACAGAATGCACTGGGGTGATTTCGAAACACATGGATTGATATTAAACAATCGTAGTGGAGTTATGGACTGGGTCGGAATAGAAGACGACACCATAGAGAACCTAAAAGGTAAAGTGTGTCACTACCCCTTCTACAAAATGTTTGTTGATTGGAATGGTGATGTTTTATTCTGTTCCAATGACTGGGGTAGAGAACATGTTGTAGGTAATCTATTATCAGAGACCCTACATAATGTATGGTTTAGTAAACCTATGAATAAGATTAGAAAGAAATTAATGAAGGGTGACAGGTCTATGTCCCCTTGTAATAAGTGTAGTGTCGATGGGAGTTTATTTGGTAAACAATCATTTGACATAGTGAAGGAGTATTATGAGAATAGCAATAACAGGAAGTAGTGGTCTCGCAGAGATAATTAAAAGAACACTTGAAGCAACACCACATTTAGGGAACACTTTTAAAGTAGACCCAATTCGTTGTGAAGACATAACAATGAATGGAAGGAACTGTTGGATATTCAGTGGGTATCAACCTTGTGATGTTCTAATCAATCTTGCACACCAAGACCAATCAGAGATTCTATCTATTGCTCATGAGGCATGGGAAGGTGAGAAGACAAAATACATTATCAATATCTCTAGTCGTGCAAGTCAACCAAACATATCAAAAGGTTATAAGTATGCAAGTGAGAAAGCACAACTCAACCACCTTGCAAACAATTATCAATACAACTCTAAGAAGAGATACAAAATGACTACAATCAATTTGGGTCTTCTTAACAATGAGAATCTACCTAGTGTCAAACACCAAGATGTCGCAGGATTGATTTATAAACTCATTACTTCGTATCCCGAGTATGAGATTGCAGATGTGACACTACAGGCACATGCAAACTACCAAAGTGTTCAGAGTGATAAAGAAACTCTCAGAGACATGGAGAGATTTACTAAATAATAGTATGACAGATTATAACGATTTCGGTTTCACCGCTATGGATGCAGATGAACTTGCATCTGTAGATACAAAGATAGTTGCAAAGACTACCTCTGCAGTAGAGGTAATTAAGAACCTTGATGATTTCATCAGACCATTACTTGAGAACCTTGCAAAGGATTCCGATAAGGAATACATCTACTGGCCCAACCGAGTAGAAATCAT